CGCTCCCTTTATCTTCCCGGAAAATTCTGCATTGCCATCCTCGTCGAGTTTGAAGTTCTTCGAGTCCACGCAGAGCGTGTTGGCGATAAACTTCATGATCCCGTCCTTGATGACGATATGCTTGCTCCTATCGGACATATCCTTCGACATCTTGGTTGCGACTTCCTTCTTCTCGTTGCTGGGCGGGAGTGTATCGTTCCCCGTCACCCATGCCTTGCCGTTTCGGACTCGGACTCTGACCTTGTCTCCCGGTCTGGCAAAGACGCTCATGGTGGCAGGAGTGTCGGAAATGGGTGCTCCCGTCAACTGGACATATGCCACACCGTTCTCGACTCGTGTGACCGTCGCCGTGTAGTCCGTGCCCGTCGATTTCTTTATGTCCTTCTTAAACTGTTTAAAAAGGTCTCCGATGCTGCTCAAACAGCGACCACCTCCTCACTCGTCCTGCACCCATAACCCAGTTCAATCGTCTGGGACTTGATGCGGAACGTTCCGTCAATCCCTATCCTCGGCAGATGCAGTCCGATCATGTCAGTGACGACCACGTCCGGGAAAAATCGCCTCGAATATGAGACCGTCCTCGCCGGGGACTGGTTGTCCCTTAATATCCTCATGGCATACTCACCAAGCGACTCGTTGGCTCCGATTGAGGACGCTTCGTCCTTCATCCAGACTTGACCGTTCCCGCCTCGGCTCTCCCGACGTGCTGCCGTTGAGACGTTGCTCTCCGGATCGTCATCTATGTACTCGACATAACTGTCGCCAGAGGTCACTCGGATGCAGTTGGGAACACTGAACCAGTCCTGTGAGTCTGTCATTGCCACCTCAACAACGTCATTGTATTCAGTGTCAAACACTTCCACTGGTTCTGTACTCGGTCCGCAGACGTGAATCGTGCCGTTGCCCTCTATTCTCAATCTCCATCCGATTGCGTTGAGGATCAACCACACCACGTCAAGATTGGTCATATCGTCCTCTGCCACGATTGCCTCCTCAAGACTCGGGCCTTCACCGTCTACAACAACGGGAGCAGGACCGACCTTGAGAAGTTCCGCAGCCATTTGCGCTGCATCCGCTCCAGCAGGAGCATAATATCCTCTCTGCACGAGGATGTCCTCAACTGGCTTGAGGACCGAATAGCACTCGACCTGATACGTGATCCGCACCCCGTCGAGCGTCCGCTCCGGTACGGATGCCAGACCAGTGAACAACGGGACCCTTGCCCCGCTCTGCTCCTGTCTGGCCTTCAAATAGACTCTCAGCCAGCACTCGCCCGGGTTCTCTGTCATTGCCAGATCCGCCGACTCCATAAGTCCTGAGTCTGTCTTGTCTATCGTTCCTGAGACAAAATCAAATGACCCCATATCATTGAATGACATGGGGTCGACTTTCTTCAGTTCATAGAGTGCAGAAAAACCACCTCTCCAGTCCATCTCTGCCCTCCTTACTCGTCAATTGGATGCAGTGAGTTCCACATATCCAGAGTCATTCCAACAGGCTCAGACGGGTCGATTGCCTTAATCGTCATCGAGTACGTGATCGCCTTTGTGTCGTAGGACTGCGACTCACTGATCTGCACGTCGGCAGTCAGCGACGATCCGTCCGGAGTTCGAACGTGAGCAACTCCTGCATATCCTGCGAGGTCTCTGATCATCAGCTGCTTGTCGAGGTCGTCACCCCTCACGATGACCGTCCCCGCTGAGAGGTCCCTCGTGATTGCCGGGTTCCAGTCGCCTTGGACTGCTCCACCCAGATATGAGGTCCTCTTGAAATCTTTGTTCCACGTATTGCTCAGGGTGAGGTTATACGGGAGCACGATCTGGTCGCCGTCCACGTCAATGACGAGGTTGTTGTCCTCAAGGATGTCCCCGTCAACATAATCGGCATCATACCATCCAAGACCGTCCGCAGTGGCATAGTCTCCATTTGCCGTAATCGTGACGAGCCTGTGACCACAAAAGTCACCGAAAGCGGGATATGGGTCGACGTATGTCTCGCCGAATGCTGCCCCTTTGACGATCAACTCAGGCTGGTCGGCAGTGATTCTGTATATATCACACGTGTCGGTGTTTATAATGCCTGAGACTGCAATGGGTTTAATTTTAGCAATCCTTTGTACCTTGTCGACGACCACTTCAACCCCCGGAACGGTGGATTTATGAGTCCATGCGACTTTAAAGAGATATTTGAGGCTTGCTGTCTGCCCATAGACATCTGTGACGGTTGCTACCATGTAATAGTTCGCACCGTCATCCAAATGCCCAACCATATCGTCCACCGTGATGGTGATAGGCTCCTCGCCATACTGGCTGAAAGTCGCAACGATCTCTCCCGCATATCCATCAAACGTTGTGTCGTCGGGTCTGTCGAGATGATAATCGTCTGCTCTGATGATTGTCAGTGTTGTCGACCCGGTGTTTCCTGCTCCTATAATGGTAGCAGTGAACGGCATGACCCAGATATACGGGTCAGCTGAAAATGTGTAGGTTTTCGTCTCATTATGTATCTCATATGTGTGCTCGTCAATATCCACACGGGTTACAGTGTTAATGCCTCCGTTTGAATTATATAAATCATACAATTCGGAAGTCATTCCGCCGGGTATGTATACCACGTTCTGCGTGTCATTTATGCGGATATTAGTCATAACACCGTCGACATACGTGGTGATCTGATCATGGTCACGTTCAGTATAACTTCCACCACCGTAGATGCTTGATGCAGACATTGTGATCGTTATCGGGTCCGCCACAAACAGACTCACCGGATCGGACCATGCTGTCTGCAATCCGTTTGTTGCTGTGACTCTGACTGCCAGATAATACGTCTGACCTGTCACCCACTCACGATCTATCTCGATGCTGGACTGCGTCTCAGCGTGTGCGATCACATCACCATAGACAGGTTCGTTGTTCTCAAACGTAACGAGAGCAATCTCCGCATACTCCTGAGCGGTCCCGTCTCCGCCGAATGCCCACCTTGCGACGAGCGTCCCGCCTGCATTGATTACACTCTTGCTGAGTGTGAGTGCGGGTCTGTCCGGGACAGTTGTCAGATTATATCCAACCATATCGGACCACGGGCCGACGATTTCATTGTCAGTGCTGCCGTCTATCAGTCGCACCTTAAAGAACCACCGTTTCCCGACTTCCAGTCCTGCGATGATCCAGCTGGTCGTCTTTACGTCCTCGACGGAGTAATCGGACGGACTGTCCGTCGACTCCCATGCATAGTCCTTATCGGACCAACTGATCTCTGCCTTGGTTGCTTCAGACCATGACCACTCCCAGCCGACTCTCACCGTCCCCTCGTCGGGTCCTTCTTTGACTGTCACGTTGGCTGGCGCAACTGCTGCTATGTCACTGTCTGTCGATGTCTCCGACCTCATCAACTCACTCGTGACCGTCGTTCCGGTATACGTGCCTACAATCGCATAAGCACCAAAACAGGAGTGAGATTTTCCGATGATGTCCGAAACGCTGACCGTTGTTGAGGTCGTGCCGTGTGGCAGGATCGCCACGATCCTGTCGTTGCTCGGGTCATCTTCCGAACGATAGAAAACGACCGTTGCAGCTGCCGTGCAAGCAGTCGTCTCAGTGATTGAGATTGCCACGGACCCCGTCGAGAAGTTCGGTGTTGCGTCAATCGTAGGAGCACCAAGAACACCATACTGGGCGACCAGAGCGTTGGAGAACGATGCATTATTGTCATCGTCGTGCCAACCCTTGACTCTGACCCACATACACTCATCAGCGTCGACAATGTTCTCGATATTGACGACGACCTTGTTCTCTGCCCCGTTTGGCTTGACCTCAATCGCCGTCGACCACCCGTCTGCTGGCGGACTCATCTGCACGTCTGTCGGTTTTGCGATGACGTACTGCAATGCGATCATGTCGATCGGGTTCGTGTCGTTGTAGTCGTCCGACCACTCTGCCGTTACTTTGCTGACAGAACCGTTCGTCACAGCACTCGCACTCGTGAGGACTGCGTCGTTCGGGTCGCCATAGGAGTGTTTTGCCGACTTCCATTGTGCGGTCCCCGCCGATCCGACGGAACGCACACGGAACCATCTGACGAGGTTGCCCTCTGCCAGTGCCTCGGTGTCCTCATTGATGGTCAACTCGCCAGAGGCAGCACGGTTCACGATAGATCCCCATGCGCTCTCCGGGGGTGTTGCTCCGTTTCTGACATAACAGGTCTGAGTCTCTGTCCGGAGCAGGATTGCTGTCGACTTAGAATCGTTCTGTACCGACCACGTGAATGTCCCACTGTTTGCGGACTCGTTCTCGTATGTGACAGGCTGGACGGTCGGGACCACTGCCTTCCATATCGTGCTCGTCGCCCATCCGGACCACTTTGGTGTGATGGTCTTCTTGCCGTCTTTCCATTTCTTGCGTCGACCTTGGACTCGGAACCGCCACGACTTGACCCCTGTCTGGTTGGTGAGGTTGACCGTCGTCTGTGTCGCTGAGACGTTGACGGTCGTCCACGTTCCGCCGTTCTTGCTGTACTGGAACTGCTGTCCTGCACCATAGTCCTTGTCACCACGTTTCCAAGTGAATGTGTAGGTATTACCGTTTCTAGCGATTGCGAGACCGGACGGGGCGGTCGTAGCGTCTTTCTTTTTCTTTGCCATTATGCCATCCTCAACTCTCGCTTAATTGTACGAGCGACGCTCATGGCGAATGCCTCCGGATCTGTCGCTCCGTCTATGTTGTAAGTTTGATAAATGTTCCCGCCGTTCATGTGGCGGTCGAACTCCTTGTCCATCTGTCGCCACATCTTATCAAGCGGAACCGCTGCCTCAGGTCCTTTTGAGTCACCGATACCAATGATGGTTGGATTCTTGAAAACACCACCCTCAGCGAACCACTTGACGCTGCTCTTGCTCAGTTCTGGATAACTGACAGAGGTCTTTCCGTCGCTGGACTTGGCCTCTTTCATGTTCACCGATATTACTGGCAGATAACCGTGGAGGGTCGGCAGTGTCCAAGTGAATTTCATTTTCGCCTTGTAGTTGTTGGTCATGTCTGTGACTGCCTTGAGAGCAGCCGTCAGAGACTTAGTTCCAACGGTAGGGATCTTCAAAGACAGGTTCTTGAAGATTCGAATCCATCCAAGCACGGTCTGCTTGACGAACTCGTTCGCCGTCTGGATGCTTGAGACATCGACCGCAGAGATCTGGAGTTCAGCGTCTGCGAGTGTCGCAGCCATCTCACTGGTGGAGCCTTGCACGGACTTGACTGCCTCGTTGTCCTCATCTCCTGAGAACAGACCTTTGACCCAGTTCCACACTCCCTCTGCTGCCGTCTTCAGTCCATCGAGAGCACCTTTGGCAAGTTCTCCAAAGTCGGGCCATGTGATCTCGAACGAACCGAAAATTTCCTTAATTCCGTCCCAGACCGTTCCTGCTGCCGTTGTCAGCGTATCCCATGCAGTGGATGCTGTCTCCGACAGATCCGCAAAACTGACGTTTGAGGAACCGAAAACACCCTTGATGGTTGTCCATATGCTCCCGGCTCTAGTTTTCAGACCGCCCCATGCCTCTTGTGCTTTTGCTGTGAGGTTGGAGAACGAGAACGTCTCTCTGAATTTCTGCTTGATCGCCTCCCAGATTTCACCAGCCAGTTCGACGAGTTTGTCCCATGCCTCTTTTGCTTTCTCTTTGAGGTTCGGGAATGAGAACGTACTCGTGAACCAGTTCTTGATTGATGTCCAGATAGTGGACGCAAGGGTGATCAATCCGTTCCATGCGTCATATGCCAGATCAGTCAGTGACGGGAATGTAAACGTCTTTGTGAACCACGTCTTGATCGCCGTCCAAATCTCAGACGCAACCGTTGTCAGTTTATTCCAGACGAGTTTCGCAGCGTCGGAAATGTTGGGCCATGTAAACGTCTTTGTGAACCACGTCTTGACTGCTGTCCAGACTTCGGATGCTTTAGTCGTCAGTGCGTTCCAGACGGTTTTCGCTGCCTCGGATATATCCGGGAACTCAATCTCACCAGTGAACACTCCAACGACGGTGTCCCAGATTGCGGACGCAGCCGTCTTCAGTCCTTCCCATGCAGTGGACAGCAACGTGACGACCAACTGGCCTGCTGCGCTCCAGTCAATGTTTGTGATGCCCGTCCACAGTGACTGCAACAACGTACCGACCCCAGCAATGAACGTCGGTATATTATCAATCAGTCCCGTTGCAAGGTTGGAGACGATGTCTGCTGCTCCCGCAATGAAATCAGGAGCCATATCCGCAATGAATGTCGGGATCTGTGCCAGAACTGCTGGAGCCTGCTTGGCAATGTTTGCGACCATCGGCATCACGTTGCCGACCACAAAAGTCTTTACTGATGCACCAAGATTCTTGAGGTCTGCGGTTATATTCTCACCCAGAGCAAGGTTTGCCAGTACGTTCTGGGCAGCTGCCTTCATGGCTCCTAACGATCCTGAGAACGTGGTCGCTGCCTCGTCTGCTGCCACACCCGTCAAACCAAGGTCTTCTTGTATAACGTGTATTGCATCATACACGTCGCCCAGATTGGAGAGGTCATACTCTTGCCCGGACAACTTTGAAGCGTCCGACAGGAGCCTTTCCATCTCCTCTTTAGTCCCTCCATACCCCAGTTTGAGGTTGTCGAGCATATTATATTGACCCTTGGCGAATCCTTGGTATGCGTTTTGAATGGACTCAAGAGGTGTGCCCATCTTGGCAGCGTTGTCCGCCATATCCATAATTGCTGTGTTGGCTGCTTCTGCTGCTTTCGCAGTATCTCCGCCGAACGCTGCTTTCAGTGACGCACCGAACGAAACTGCCTGCTCTGCATAATCATTCGCCGATATTCCTGCCGACGCTGCCTCATATGCATATTCTTTGGCAGCAGACGCAGCGTCTCCATATAACGTCTCAAGACCGCCGAATGACTGCTGGAGGTCCGCTCCTGCGTTGAGCGAGTCGCCGATCATCTTGCTGACTCCAGCAGCTGCAATGATCTTTCCGACCGTTCCGATTAGGTTTTTACCAAACAGCGAGCCGACTTTTTCTCCCGTTGACTCGGTGTCCGCTCCCAGTTCTTTGGCAATCGTGGCCTGTGCCCCTTTCATATTGGGGACGATTGTGACTGTCGCTCGTGCGACCTCTGTCATGCCAGCCACAGGAGATCACCTCCTTCTGCTTTCTATCCATTTACGCATCTCACTGAGAGGCAGTGCCCCTTTGCCGATGCGCTTCTTGCCTTTTTCCTGTCCGGGCCTCTTATATGGTTCTGGCTTTCTGCCCGGTTTGTGACTTGCCATCACTCTCAGTTGAACGTTGATGACTTGCAATATGTCGAAAATGTCTGCCAGAATCTCGTTTGTCTTTTTTCTGGTCGACCATTCGGAGATCTCCGGATTGAGTTCCTCTCCTAATGCCGACCCAAGTTGAATATTAGATAAAAAGGACTTGAGGGCACTCCACGAAAGAGCACCCCCAATGTCTGACAACTCATGACCTGTCTCAGTCAACAAGTCACGCTCAACCGCCTCACGATGTTCATATACAAAGTTCGTGAGGCTTATGATTCCCCCAGATCAACGTCGGAGGCCTTCTCGCTTTCTGCCTTCCACATCGTGGTGAGAGCCTTCAGATCATTGATTGCGAGAGAGTCAATCACATCCTCCGGGATATACTTCTTGAAGAATGCAAACTCATCGTCCGCCTTGGCAAGTGCTCTCGTCTCTGCCAGTGTCAGCGATCCCATAAGCGGGATACTATAAGAATCTTTCCCGATGTTGACCTTCAAGGTCTCGAGCGTCTCTTTCCTTCCAAGTGTGATTTCTGCCATGAGTTATCTCCTCCTTTTATTTATGACGACTTCTGTCCGTCGTCCTTTACAAGTACCCAGTGATCAGCAGTGATGGTCGAATCCCAGTTGATTGCCTCGTTCGGCTGGAACGCAACGTCACCCAGTTCAGAGACAAATCCCTTGGTGGTTCCAAGCATGATCATGTCGTCGCCGTCCTTCATGAGGAACAGGAATGCCTCCTCGTCAGAAGTCTCGCCCTGTTTGAAGTCGACCTTCACGAGTTTTCCGTGCGTTGCGGTCGCAGCTGTGACAGTGACCTTGTCTGCACCGAAGACCGTCTTCATGGCTTCTTCTGTGGTGTAGATGATCGGAGCACTGACCTGTCCTGCATCCTCGCCCGGGAGCAGACGCTCGATCTTGTTTGCCCAGTTCTTCAGATTATCTGAGGTTTTATTCGATGTGAACGTGATCCCGTCCACAGAGATCGCACCGACCTCCACCCATGCTGATGCGAGTGTCTCTCCCGGATAGGTCGGGAGTTCAGTTCCAGCGGGAGCATGATAGAACATCCCGGTGGTTCCTTCTTCGGCATAGTTACCAATGCCAAGATTTACGTTATGAGTCATTTTTTATACCTCCACGTGTTCAGTATGTGCCACCACGTTGAGACGTGCGGAGCACATTGCCAATTCGGGTCTCACGGGGTCAACACCCCACGACCCGCTCGTGTTTACGTCAACGTGACGGATGTCCGATGTCTGGAGTCTCGCCACGGTTTTCAAAATGCCGACTGCCGTCCTCAGGGTCTCATTCGCTTCTCCTTCATACTCCGCTCTCGCATCGAGAACGATTCCGAAGGTGTTGATCGTGTCCTCGTCTCCTCCGTCTACCTGAGTGACTAGAATGGACGGGACTGTGAAGTCCTTCGGGAGTGGTCGGCAGTAGGTTGTTATATACGGGGACAACGCTTGTCTCACGGTGTCCTCGATGTCAATCATCCGCTCAATTCTCATCAATACACCGCCTTTGATAAAGCCTTGTTTTCCGTCTCTGCGATTATAGATGCCCGGTCTGTGGTGTATACAAAAGTCATATTTCGCTTTGACCCGTATGCAGTTACTATCCGGGAAGACATCTTAAAGCCTGTGCTTTTTGAATCGTTAAGGTCGGCATTTGCACGGCTTTGAATGTTGCTGCCTGCCTCCTCGCACACTGCCTGCGCTCCCGCAGAACTAAGGATCTCCTCGAATCCGTCAGGATTGAATTTGATCTCAATCTGTCTGCCCATTAACCGGACCACCTCCTCAGAGTGCACTGCACATGAGCGAGGTTTCCCGCTGAGGGCCAGACCCTCGGGACTCCGTCAATCGTGTAGACGTTCCCGTCGTACTCGATGCGGTCGCCCTCTTTGACATCCGATCCGGGTGGCAGATATGCCGTCATCCCGTCAAGGATGCCAAGCACTCGCCCGTCCTGTGACAGGTCCGTCGCTGCTGGTTGGACAGAGCATCCGGAGATCTCCAGAGACTCAACATGGTCCCAGTCTGGAACCTCTGACCCTCTGATGGTCTTTGTTCCCGGTCTCAGTCTCGTGACCGTCTGTCTTGCGAAATTAGGGAGCATTTAGAACACCCCCCTCACTCTGTACGGTGACAGCACCTCCTTGGAACTGTCCGGGAGCGTCGTTGCACTCGCACTATTCACCCAACTAGCGTTATAGGTGACGGAGACTCCGCCTGCTGCCTCGGACGTGATTCCGTTCGAGGATGCAGTCGCATGAGTGACTCTGCTGGCGATCAGTTCCTTGAGTTCGTCGATGGTGTCCTCGTCAACTCCTGCCGTGTACGTCACCTCTATGGGTGAATACCTCTTGAGTGTCAAGAAATCCACATCATAGACTCTCAGGATGCCGTTGCTCTCACAGGTCGCCATGTACGTCTCGCCGTCGATGGTCACGGACTCGACCTCTGTGACGAACGCAGCAGGCAGCTGGACCAGCAGATCACTGCCGTTCCGGGAGACCCGCTTGTCGTTCATGAGGACGGTCATCTCGCAGGATGCGGACGGGAAAACGTGCCACCCGCAATAGTTCCGGACGGCAGCACTGGCAGACTTGATGTTTGGAGCGATCCGAACGTCGCCAGCATATCGGTTGGCGGTGAACTCGTCGAACTCCTCGTCAGTCAACAGGTCGGGCAAGGCATCGAGGTCGGGCAGTGTATATCCCCATCTGGTCAATACGCTCATTTTGTTCCCGCCTTCCTTGATTTGTTCTGAGGCTTGACCGCCTTTTTCGGTTTTTCAACTTTCGGGGCATGATACTCAACCGCACCCTCTGGCTGCTGTCCTTCCTCGAAATAGTATTTAAAACCGTCAGGCATTTTGTAAATTTTCCTCATCTTTTCTCACCGCCTTTCAAGGCGGGGAGAGCCTTGGCCCTCCCCGATCAGTTTATGACGTTGCAGCAGTCAGCTTGACCAGTCCATTCGGATACTTGACACAAGTGACCAGACGCTCCTCAGCGAGCAGAGTCACGCAGTTCTTGAGTGCGTCGTCTTCGTTCTGCTCATAGAGGTTGACCATGACTCCGCCCTTGCGAGCGATCTGGACGGACTGCTTGCCAGCACCAACGAGCACAGTGCCTGCCGGGACCGTAGAGGTCTCAAATACCGGAAGACCCCATACACGTGCCGGGGTCGCATAATCGCCAGTGCCATATGCGTTCTGGAAGTAACCACCGCCTAGATACTGGTTGTTCTGATCCTTTGCGGTCATCAGGTCATACATATCAGCCGGATTGATCGCCACAAAGTCAGCTTGGAACGGAGTGTTCTGAGCGACCAGTCTCTTTGCGTAGAGGATACCCTCGACAAGGTTCGCAGCGTCGCCAGTGTTCTGTCCGCTGGTATAATCTGCGGACTGGCCTGCTCCTGCGAGGACATCTGTCATGATGTCAGCATTCTCGACGACCATCAGCTGATAGAGCAGTTCATTCTGGACTGCGCTTGCGAGGAACGGAGCATCCCACAGGATCTCGTCAGTTTCCTTGACATATCCAGCGATCTTCTTGAGGGCCTTGGTAACCGGGGTAAATGTCAGGCTGCCCTGAGGTTTCGCTGCACCTTCAGCGACCACGTCCGGAGTGCCAGTGCTGGTCTTTCCAAGCCATGCCCCCTGCTGGAAGAATGTCAGTGCATTCCCGGAGATGTTTACTGCTCCAAACAGTTCAGAGACCCTGTTCTTCATGGTGTTACCGATGACGGTCTTGTCGTAATCGGTCAGCTGCGTCCCGGTGATCACGCTCTGATATGTCGCAGTCTTCTCAAGCAGTCCGCTGACCTTCCAACCCTTCTTGCTGATGTCAACGTTCTTTGCCTGTTCAATGATGCTATCGATTCCTGTCTTCTCGTTCATTGTTTCGTCTCCTTCTTCGGCCTTTTCGCCGATCTGAGCAAGCATATCCTGCGCTTTCTGCGCTTTGTCAATGCTGTTGTTGAGTTCCTCGATGGCTGCGGTGATCTCCGCTCCGGACTTGATCGCATCTGCGTCGCCTGCTTCGATCTGATCTTTCAGTGCCACGAGTTCCGCCTTTTTCTGGGCGAGTTGTTCATTGAGGCTCATGATTTGCCCTCCATTTCTATTGCTTTGATAGTTTCCAGAAGTCCATCCCGCTCAGAATTGTCAACCGTCTGATCCTTTGCCTCGATCTCGGCATTGTCTTTCGGCTGATCCTTTTCTTCGTTGGTGTCCTCTGTATCGTCAACCTCATCAGCCAGAAGTGACTGAGCGAGGGAGATGATCTGTCTGATCGTGTCCGCATCAGATTTGCTGTTCCTGCGTCCGGACTTTATGTCCGTGACCTCTGCTCTCGGGTTCGCCGGGATCGGAACAATTGAAACCTCAAACAGATCTATCTGTCTGAGTTCGTTCGCCTTGGTTCCGTCTTCCAGATCGACGATGGCTGCGTCCTTCACGTCATAAGCGAATGAGAACTGATACACGCATCCGGACTTGACGATCTCACGCTTCTCCTGTGCGAGCGGTGTGTTGAAAAAACTCGCCGTCATCAGCGGACCTTTTTCGGTGTCTTCTATGCTCTCGACCTTACCGATTATCTGGTTGAGGTCGTGGTTCCAGCAGAGCGGGAACGGATGCCCGGATTCCTCTCTTGCTTTAATCGTTTCGGTGAACGCTCCCTTGGCTATAACATCGCCATAACTGTCCGGGATGCGGTCGTATGTCGAGAAGTATCCGGAGATCGTTCCGGAATCACCCTCCGATTTGACTCTAAATTCTTTGTATTTGTGTTCCATGTCATACCTCCGTAATGATCACATCTGTTGAGCAATTGCATCCGCAGGACTCATCCGGGGAGAGGTTGTCGTCTCCGGGCCAGTACGCACCATTCGAGAAAGTGGCATCAACCGGAACACGTTCGCCATTCATTGCCGTGTGTGACGGTCTGGCATTCGGTCCAGTGACCCATTCTTTCTCAACTGTTCTCGTGAATCCTCTGTCCTGTGCCTGATGCACTGCCTCAAGGACCGCCCAGCCTGCCACCGCTGCCTCGACGAGTTTCTCGTGCGTTTTGGTATTGATCATCCTCGCACGACCCTCCGCCATCTTTCTGAGATACTTTCTCGTAATCTCGATGATGTAATCTCTGCCAATGGTCTCGGCTGCGTCTTTGCCGTGCTTGTCGGCAATGGCGACCATCAGCGGTTCGAGGTCGTCTGCGAGTTCGCCATTCCATCGGTCCTCGTCCCACCATTCGACATCCGCTCCGATCTTGGGCAGGACTGACTTGCCCTGTCGCTCGAAAAACCGTTTAAGGATCTCTGCCATTTCGGCATCTTCGTCCTCGTCCGCTTTACCCTTGATCATGACCGTCTGTGCCGTGTCCTTGCGGTGTGACGGGATGATCTTCTTTATCTCGACCTCGTCACTGTTCTGGTTCATGTGTGTATCCTGCGGACTTGCCTGTCCGCCTGCCACTACATTGAGCGGAACGATCAACTCGTCTCCTCCGTCAATCGGCGGGAGGTTGTTGTCTGCACGTGCCTCATTGCGAGTCATCCAAGGACCACCAACGGACGCTTGGATGATGCTTGCACGTTCCTCGAACGAGCCTTTCAGTTTTTCTGTGAGGTCGAACTCGACATATGTGTCAGGGTCCGCTCCGATCATCGGCAGCAGGAAGGAATTAAACCTCTGCTGGAGCATCTGGAGCACAGGACCAAGGCATTCGGC